GATTTAATGCTGTATATATAGTATTATTATCGCCGCCACCAAAGGTCGTATCGTTGTAGTTCAAATTTACACCTTCTAAATGTTTGAATCTTGTGTAAGTAGAAGATTCAGAGACATATTTTTGATTTCCGCTTTCAAGGGGTACTTCTAATGGCGTAAATCCTAATGTATTCACATTACAAGAATTTTGTCCTACACTGCCCCCTAATTTTGTTCGGTTGACGTGTGTTCCGTTGACTTGATTGACACCTCCACATGATTGATTTTGTCTCGACAAACCATCTCCGAGATGGAATGCTGTTCGGAATGGTCCTGATGTGGATTTTCCGACCAAAGTACCGTCGTTTGTTTTTACTTGGTTGGTTCTAAATGATTTTCTTAATAATCTTCGTTTCATAGCAACTTCAGAACCAACCAAAGTGCTTTGAAATCCTACTTCCGTTCTTTTTCCATGTATGGTTCCTCCTAAATAACTCATTATATATATACATAATATTTATCTTATGTCATAATTCTCGGAACAATATTCATTGTAATTAATTCTTGAAATAATAATTTACAACTATAAGGAATTTTAACATTGGAAAAGTCCGTTCTATTTTCACATACATTACATAAATGAATATGTTCTTTATCATTATAAACCGCAATCATACCGCATTTTTTACAGACATTAACCGCATATTTGTCTGATACATCATAAATACGTTCTTTTGTAAATTTAGAGGCTCCGTGCGAAATCATACAATCTCGCTCCATTTCACCAAATCTTAAACCACCATCACGACTCCTTCCTTCTGCTGGCTGACGTGTAAGATTTACCATTGGACCAATACAACGACTATGTTGTTTATCATTTACCATATGCTTTAATCTTTGATAATAAACAGGACCTATGAATATAGATGTTTCGATTTGTTCGCCTGTTTTTCCATCGTACAACAATTCATTACCACGTGATTCGTAATCATGTTTTTTTAATTCCTTAAAGACTTCTTCCATATCCATTTCACCAAAACTGGTACCATCGCCAAATAATCCTAATTTTAAAAGCAATTTACCAATTAAGGTTTCTTTTAATTGAGCGATCGTCATTCTAGATGGGATCGCATGTGGATTGATAATAATATCCGGACGAAGTCCATCTTTTGTATAAGGCATATCTTCTTCGTTAATAATATTACCAATGGTACCTTTTTGTCCGTGTCTACTGCTAAACTTATCTCCAATATTGGGTTTTCTCGTAGAACGGACCCTTACTTTACAAAACGTATGCCCGTCGCCGTTTCGGTCAATATAGTTTTTGTCTACATAACATTCTTCTGTCGTTCTATATGATTTACTTTGATCTTCGTATTTGATTAATTTTGTATTATCGTTTTTATTTTCTTTTATGACAACTACTTTAGATATAATAATGTCTTTGTCTTCAATCAATTCATTTTCATCAATTACTCCTTGTTTGTTGATTTTATCGTAATTACCAAATTTCATATTTCGTGTAATATTTGGGTTTGGTTTAACACGAAGTTCTTCTTCGCCATTTATTTTTTTATCTTCGTCTTTTTCAGTATGGTAAATTGTCGCGTGAAATAATCCACGGTCTAAACTACCACGATTAAACAATAAACTATCTTCTTGATTGTATCCACCATGTGTCATAATCGCGACTATCACTTGATTACCACATGGTAGTTGATTTAATTTCATCATATTCATAACGCGCGTTTCTACCAAAGGGCGCATTGTATAATTTAATATGTAAGCTGTTTTATCCATTCTTTTGTTAAAATTCGATACATAAATACCAATGGCTTGTTTACCCATGGCACATTGATATGTATTTCTAGGCGATTGGTTATGTTGAGGAAACGGAATACATGACGCCAATACTCCAAATATAGTACTTGGATGAATTTCACAATGAGTATAATTATATTCTTCTTTGAACTGGTTTGGTTTCATACAAATCATAGAATTATTTTGTTCTGCCGAATCAATATATTCAATAATAGATTCATCTATATTTAAGGGTAAAAGCAAGTCTCTCCACGACAATTCATCTTCTTTTAGGCGTTGAATCGTATTGTTTGTCAGTAATATTTTATTATTTTTAACTTTAAACAAAGGACGCACTAAACGGCCGCAATCATTACATACATAGATTTCTTTATTTTGATAATTAAACACAATAGAACAATAAATGTGTATCATTCCATTATGTTTTTTTTGTTTTAAATCTTTAAATAGTGTAATAGGATTGTGTGTAATACCTATCCATCGCCCATTTACAAATACTTTTACTTTATCGTAAAAATCTTCGGTTTCATAATGGTCTAATGGATATAAATAAGGTTTGATAAATTCATATATGGGTGTACTGTCTGAATACGTAGACACGTTGGTCATATAACTAATGTTTTTAACGACCCCGACGGATTGACCTTCGGGTGTTTCAGCTGGACATAAAAATCCCCACGTAGACCCGTGTAATTTACGTGGTTCTACGAGTTTACCACTTTTATCGATCGGGGTATTTACCCTACGTAAATGACTTAATGTAGAAAGATAGGTTAGACGGTTTAACACTTGGGCTACCCCAACTTTGTTTGTATTCATACTTTTTATACCAAAATCACCGGTGGATAACGCGCGCTTTAATCCGTTTTCAATGGTGGTTGATTTCACAATTTTATAAATATTGGTTAAAGTAATGATGTTAAAATAATCTTCGCTTGATTTCCAAGAACCATTGTTGATTTCGCGAATGACTTGTTTTTGTATATCTTTTACTACTTTATTGAAATAATTACGAAACAAGTTATTCAACAAGGTCCCTGTTAATTCTACCCTTTTATTTTCATACGAATCGCGGTCTGTTTGTTTTTCGATACCACTATACGCAAGAATTATTTTCTTTGTCATAAATCCTAATAAATAAATCTTCTCTTCTTTTGTTTTACAATGCGGAAACAAGTCATTAGACAAAACATCTTTCGCAAATTCGGTCTTTTTCCTATGTCCTTCGTCTTTATCCATATTGATGGGGGTATAAATCACGTTCGAAATAATATATTGTAAAGCATCTTCGTAATTGTTATATTCAGCGCCTTCGTAAATGGATGCTTTCAAGTATTCTAATAATTTACTTTCTTTATTACTATTCAAAAGAATAATATTACATATTTTTTTATCACTTTCAATCCCTAGAGCACGAAACAACACGAACAAAGGTATCGGTTTTTTTAGTCGTGGTAATTGAACTAAAATATCGTGCCCATATGCGGATAATTTAGAATTAAGCATCATATAAATTTGTTTAGGAGATATACATTTCCAGTCAGGTACAGAACGAAACTCCGCTGTCCAGAGCCATTTATTTGATTGTTTTTGTTTGAAACAAAATACTTTATTGTCTGCGGTTTTCTCTTGTCCTAAACAAGTTTTTTCTGAACCATTTATGATAAAATAACCTCCTGGGTCCATTTTACATTCATCTATGTTGTCGGGGTGAATATGTGGATATTGTTTTAATACACATATACAAGAATTAAGCATAATAGGAATTTTACCAAATTGAATTTTAGACAAATGAATGTGCTTAAATTCTTCGTTTTCTAAATTTGCGCCTTTTCGAATGGTATATTTAATATTCATATCAAGTGTGAAATTAGATGAATAAGTAAAACTTCTAAGACGTGCGTCGCTTGGAAACATTAATTTAGACGATCCATTGTTTTCGTGAATTTCTGGACGATAAATCGATAAATTCACGAAATTAATCTCTACTTCTAAACGATATTTTTTATATTCAGGCAAATAATCGTGTGGCGATTTAATGATCAACGGATTGAACATTTCTATCGTTTTAATCAATTGGTTTTGAACAAAATCATTATATGAATCTACTTGGTGTTTTACTAATTGTTGTAAATGTGTATTTTTGAAATACGACTCAATTACGCTCCAGCTGTCTGTTTCATTATAATGCTCCATAGTTAGTATACTTAAACTTTAGTATTTAATTCAATTTTGAAGAGTATAAATAATCATATTTTTATAATTCATTTTTTATATGAGTATTCGTAGTATTGTTGTCAAACCGAGTGATTTAAATGTAAAAAAAACAAATAAAGTGAAAGATGAAAAAATAAATATAAATACGTCAACCATACGAAAAATGTTACTTGAAAAGCTGAAACAACATAAGAAAACCCAAAAAAATATTTGTTTGAATAAAGAGAGTTTTGAAGATATAAACGAACCTGTTTATGGTAATTTAAAATCAGGTAATAAACCAACGTACCGTGAATGGAAAAAAAATAATACATTAAAAGTATTGCCCAATAAACAAAAAGAACCAGAATGTAATATTGAAGTGATGCCAATAAATATAGAACCCAAAACGGAGATTTTACCGACACCTCAATGTTTAATAGAGTCACAGTCGCCGCCGCCTAAAACCATTTCATCCATCGAAAAAACGTTTAAACTAGGAAAAAATAAAAAAAACAAAACAATTAGTATTTTTATTAAAGGTAATCAAACAAGAAAACAAATGAATGACAAAAAAAACGAATATAAAAAAGCAAAATTAAATACTATAAAAAATATTTTAAAAACTAAAAATCTTATTAAATTTGGAACAACGGCACCAAGCGGTCTGCTAAAAGAAATATATGAATCTTCTAATTTATGCGGTGAAATTTATAATAAAAACGCAAATACATTAATACATAATTTTAATATAAATAATGATAATATAATTGAATAATGGAACCCTTTTCGGAAATCAAGATTCATAAAATGGAAAATTGTTATAAATTATCATGTGTTATTCATAAAACACCTTTAACCCATTTTAAATGGCTTGGTTTTATAGACGAAATTAGTCAAACGATTGTTCAAATGGGTAATGACCCAAATATTAACAAGTACTATATGTTTTTTGATTTAACCAATTTAAACCCTATCATGAATAATAGCTATTATAGCGATATATTCAATGTGTTTTACGATAATTACAATTTATTCATAGATAAATTATTGGGCACATTTATTTATATGGATAATCAGGCGGTAAAATTGTTAATGAATGTATTTCTTAAATTATATACCCCTGTAAGACCATTGTTTTTCTTAAACCATCCTGAAATAGACCCAAATATAGTAAAAGACCTATTAAATGGGATCAAGAATAAGGATGAATTTAAGGTTTAACTTTCTTACGAGTTTTAGGATAATATTTTAGAAACCATTTTCTATATTCTAGACTTTTCTTATTTTTTTTATATTTTGTATATTTTTCGTCTCTTTCTTTTCGTATATCTTCTATCATTGTTTGTTTTCCAACGCAAGGTATATAAAATCGTCTTAAAATATTTGTTTTATTATCACTGTGTATATTTTCTAGCAAATAACAATACGATAAAACGTTATCATTATTAATACTGCTTTCATTTAAAAATTCAATGGCGTAATATATACTTAAAATGGTGTCAATTGTGGCTATACAAAAGTTTACCCCTCCTCTTTTTATAATATTATAAGATTGACACGAATTTGTAGTAAAAATATACATGAGCGATTGACCATTTATTTCAATTTCATAAAAAGAATTTATAAATTTATATTCTTTTGTATGTGATATAACATTGTATTTTATATTTAGCTTATTCAATTCATTCAACACTTGCTTATGGTCTTCAATTAATATATAAATTTGTTTTAATTCTTTCATATCTATTTCTTTTTTGTATTTTTTTGGAAAATAATGTTTATAAAATGAAAGTCCTAAGTCTCCAAACAAAACGTATTGTTGTTGTACGCACATATTTACTATTTTTTCATAAATAAACTTATTTTCTTTATTTGATATCATGTTATTTTGAGTTAAATCTACGTCATAATAAAATGGATGATTTTCATTCAATAAAGTAAGGCGTTCATACACTTTACTCCAACGAGTAACATCTCCGTAAGGTCGTGATAATTCTTGGTATATACTCATTCTTAAATAATTCGGCGGTGAAAATAAAATATTATTTTTAAGAATAGATTTATTTTGAATAATATTGAACACTGGTTCATATAAATGAGTAATGTCCGCGACGGGGATAAAATTCACAAATACTTTATAGGTTCCAAAAAAAATCGCACTTTTAGCTTCTACATTAGGAAATCCTAAATTGGCGTAAACCGATGCCAACATTTTTGCGTGTTCCATCGCGTTTGGCGAAAATACATCATAGTCGGGTATATCCAATTGATTATTGTATATTTTTTTGGATTTAGGCAAAATAGAATTAATCGCTATACCCCCATAACAAACAAGTCCATTTTTTTTTATAAATTCTTCTAATATTTCGATTGTTTCCGTGTTTACAATTTGTCTCTTTTGTTTTTTTCTCAATTTTTTATTAACGTCTATAGCCTTTTCCAATATTTTTAAATATGACATATATATTACTCCATATTATAAACCTGTTTAAATGAAAAACTATTAAAATCATCCAAATATTTGGTCAAATGATTATCTCTTTTCTGAAAATTCATAAAAATAAAGTTAAACTTATTTCGCTTTCCTTTATCTACATAATCATAATTATTTGAATATGCCGTCTTGTTTGGATATATACTCGAAAGTTCTACACCAGATTGTAAAGATGCCTCGTTCGCATATAATGAATGATATTTAAAGCCATCTCCAAAAGTAATTAATGCCAAACGGCTTAAATCGGTCGACCCAAAAGAATCACGAAATTGTGGCGAAGCATTCAAATCTACCATAATAATAATTTTATGTTTCAATTCATTTAGTGAATATGTATTTAAATCTTTATTGATATCTATATCTCCTGGCAATAACATTTGTGCTCTGTCTGTGAATGTTTCAATAAGCGTGTTTGATATTTTATTATATAACGCTTTATTGTTACTATTAATTCTTAAATTTATACATAAGAGCTCATTATTATTTGGACTCATATTTGTATTTAAAAATGTATTTTTAATATGATTCATAGTTTCTGAAAATCCCAAATAATTATATAATTCTTTATATTCGTTTTGGTTGACTGTAGAAGCGGATATTACTGGTTCACTATTTAAAGAAAAAATTTGCATATCTAGCACGCGGGCTCCGGCACGATAACAATTTTTTAAGGCACACAAAGAAACATAATCGTTTTTCATGCCACCAACACAACAACAATTGTATGCTGATTTAAATATAATATCTTTAATAGGTATGCCTGACAAATCAGGTACACTTAATGCTGGATAGTCCATATCATCTATAATATTACACTTTTGTTGTTTAGAGCTTACATTTACATATATATATAAAATGATAAATGCTAAAAAGGTTACTGATATTACATATATATTGTTCATATGTAATATAAATATATATTTAAATTATAAGTAATGCCTGGCGGATTATTAAATATTATAGCTTATGGAAATCAAAACATTATATTGAATGGTAATCCTACTAAAACGTTTTTTAAAAGTGTATACGCAAAATATACTAATTTTGGACTACAAAAATATCGTATTGATTTCAATGGAGAACGTACATTACATTTGAATGAAAGCTCTAAGTTTACTTTTAAAATACCTAGATATGCAGAATTAATTATGAATACTTATTTAGTAGTGACTTTACCCAATATTTGGAGTCCGTTTTATGATCACGAAGGGTCTAAAAATCCATATGAATTCAAATGGATTGAACATATTGGTTCTTTGATGATTGACCAAGTGACTATGTCGGCAGGTGGTCAAATCCTTCAGCAATTTAGTGGTGATTATATTAAAAATAGAATAGAACGTAATGAAGCATTCAATAAGAAAAGTCAATATTACAAAATGACCGGTAATGTACCGGAATTGAATGACCCAGCTTATTATAGAAATGGATATTATCCAAATACGATAACCAATGATCCAGACGAACCGCCTGAACCTTCTATATACGGTCGTAAATTATATATACCTTTACCTTTTTGGTTCTCCAATTCGAGTAAAATGGCGTTTCCATTGGTTTGTCTCCAATACAATGAATTGATTATTGATGTTACAATTAAACCTATTCGTGATTTATGTACTATAATGAATGTCACTCAAATGCCTTATGAGCGTATGCGTCCAGACTTTGGAAATGCTATTTATCAAATGCATCGGTTTTTACAAGTACCGCCTAGTGACAATATTTATACAAATGTAACAAATCAATGGGCGAGCGATGTAAATTTGATTGCGACATACGCTTTTTTGTCCGAAGAAGAAACTAAAGTATTTGCGGCAAACGAACAAACCCATTTATTCTTAGATGTAAAAGAAACCAATTATAAACATATTGTTGGAACCCGACGCCTAAAAATAGAGACAAATAACTTGGTGTCGAATTGGTTTTGGTTTTTACGAAGAACCGATGTATACGAAAGAAACGAATGGAGTAATTATACCAATTGGAAATACAAAGATAAACCCAACGTAGATTTATCTTTCCAAGAACTACCTCACGACGGAATGACCGAATCATTTGCCATTACACAATATCCAAATACAAATAATGTAAAACATATATTACAACAAGTATCCATTTTGTTAGATGGTAAATATAGAGAAAACGAATTTGGGTCAGATATTTATAGATATTTAGAAAAATATGAAAAATGTTTAGGTGACTCAGACGACGGTTTGTATAGTTATAGTTTTGCTTTGAATACAAGTCCCTACGAAATACAGCCATCTGGTGCTATGAATTTAGGCAAGTTTAAAGACGTTGTCATGGATATTTTAACCTTAACCCCGGATTTTGACGAAACACAACAAGTCAATACAATATGCGACGACGAAGGTAATGTAATAGGTAATATTGACGTCGACCCCACTAAAATATATAAATATTCATACGATTTAACCTTGTTTGAAGAAAGATATAATGTGATTCGTTTTATGTCTGGAAATGTGGCATTGGTTTACTCTCGTTAATACACGGATATACATTGGATTCATATTGCGAAACATCATAAGAATTTGCGCGCGTAAACATATTTTCTTTCGCCCGCATATATACAAAAAATAGCAACAACACGAACAAAACCAACACTAAAAAATTCATATTATAATAATAATATATAATAATATGAATGATAATATGAATGATGATATAAAAAGTACGTACTCAAACTATTCAAAAAAATACACGCCAAAAAAAAATATTTATACAACTGGATTAAGCGAAAATGAAAAATATTCCATTGTTATAGCAGGTGTTTTGAAAGAATTTGTAATTTTAATAGTAATAACTGCTATTCTTATTTTATTTTTTACATTGACGAAAAGTAATGATGATACAAATGAAGTAAATGAAAAAAAACCAGACAGTCTGTTTGAATTACTAATCAAAAATTTAGTTTATCTACCTATAAAGATTTTTAACAACATAAGCACTCATTCTTTTCAAGATTTTTTTAAAAATTATCTAGTATATATATTATTTTTTGTATTTTATTTTTTGTCTTTGTTTTTGGCATATTTAAATATACAACCACCGAAAGAATCTCGTCGTAATAAAATAAAAGATTGGTGGAATTATATTTTAAAAGAATCAAAATATAGATTTTTCATTATTTTATTTGTTCCTGTAATATTCTATTCATTGTTATCTGTTTTTATAGGGTTATCTTTAATGATACAACAAAAAAAAAGTGAAATAACATCCATTTTTAATAATAAAGGATGGCTATATTTTATATTTGTTGTCTTATTTATTAGTTTGTATATTATAATTTTGTCCCGAATATTGATAAATTATTCTAGAAACGAAAATATATTTCCACCAGAAGAATTTGAATATAATATTTTTGCTAGAATTACTTTATATTCATTTCTTGCTATGTTGTTAGGTCTTTGTTTAATCTTTCTATTGTTTACAAAATGGAGTAATCCTGAATATCCAAGAATAATATCATTATTCAATGAAATTAAAAAAAATATATTTATTTTATGGTTTTTTTTATTAAATTTGTCTCTGATTACATATGTATATTATTTGTTTGATTTTAATTATGTAGCCGCTGCCATTGTAATTATGTCCGTATTTTATTATTTTATAAGATAAATATAACATAAAAAGAAATAAATATCATTATTAATGGGTAAGAAAAAAACGAAATCACTAAAAACTCGGGTGAGTTTATGTACACCCACGTTTAATAGAAGACCGTTTATCAAACAAATGGTAGATAATATTTTAAAACAAGACTATCCAAAAGAATTGATGGAATGGATTATTGTAGACGATGGAACAGACCCAATTGGCGACTTAGTAAAAGATATTTCTTTTGTAAAATATATTTATTCCGAAGAAAGGATGTCGTTAGGTAAAAAAAGGAATTTTATGCATCAACAATGTACATTTACCAATGATAATGATATGGTGATTTATATAGACGACGACGATTATTATCCACCTTGTCGAGTAAGTCATAGTGTAGAAACATTGTCCAAATCACCCGCGCTATGTGCTGGTTCAAGTGAAATTTATTTGTGGTTCAATGGAATGAATAAAATGTATAAATTCGGTCCATATGGTCCAAATCACGGAACGGCCGGAACATTCGCGTTTAAGCGAGTATTATTAAAAGATACTCAATACGAAGACCATGCTGTATTAGCAGAAGAAAAATCATTTTTAAAAAATTATACCATCCCGTTTGTTCAATTAAATCCGTTGAAAACCATTTTAGTCATTTCACACGAACAAAATACGTTCGATAAAAGGCGTTTGATTGATACAAATAGTTCTGTATGTAATGATTCATCTTTAGTACCAAGCTCTTTTATAAAAGACCCCAATACATTGCTTTTTTATACAAAAACAATCGAACAAGATTTAAAAGAATATTTACCAGGGGATGTTCAAAATAAACCAGGCGTTTTAGCTGAAATCAAACGTCGTGACGAAGAAAGACAAGCTTCTGCCAAGGGACAGAGTCAACAAGTGATCATCACCCAAGCAGACGGAATAAAACGTCCTTTACAATTGAACGAAATCATTGAAGTATTAAAAATAAAAACCAATGAAAACAACGCTTTGAAAGAAAAAATCACATCATTGGAAGAAACATTAAAAAAAATTAAATCTTTAACCAATGAACTCTAAATATTTAATCAGACGATTGTATTCGGTAACATTTACTTGGTCTTGTTCAATATCACACAAATGTTTTTTTGATATATTAAACCTATTACAAAGGTCTATTACAAATTTTTGATTGTTATATTCATTACTATATTTTGTCAATACCTTTGTAAATCTATATTCTTCTTTTTGGTTCTTAATTGTTATTGTACTTTGTGTATACAAATAATAATTATGAAGCATTTTCAAATAATACGTCATTTCATTGTATAACCATAATTGCTTTTGAAAACTAATACGGTCATAATAATCGCCATTACAATAATTGTTTAAAAACTCCAAATAAAAATCTATATCTTTGGGCGTTAAATGATTTATAATATTTTCGTGAAACATCAAACACTGAGTTGCTTTTTCATTTTCCACCATACAATTGGCTTCTATTTTTTGTTCTATGACGTTTTTTATATTAATTTGTATATTTTTTTCGTATTTAGACGTGTCATTTTTAAAATGTATTTTATTACATAGCTTCAATAATTCCTTTACTTTTTTATCATATTGATTGATACCTATAAATATGAATTTAAATTGTTTTGTCTCTTTTTTTTTATATATTTTCATTTGCTTAATCAGTTCATTTAGTATTTTCTTTTCATTGTTATTTAAAATATCGATATCATCAATGACGACCACGTTTTGTTTGACTTGTTTATACATAAGCGTTAAAATCGACCCATGCGTGTATTTATAAATATCGTTCATAGATGAAATGTGTTGTATCGATAAATAATTCAAATCGTATTCTTGTGATTCTTTGAAATAGTTCAATACCATTTGCGTTTTTCCAATCCCAGACCTACCTAAAATATAAATATCTTTTTTGTCTAACATATATTCTTTTAATAATTCCATTTACATATATATGGACGTTTGTTTATATACATAATCCGTCATTATTTGTAATACCATCCCAAGATACTTTACAATCCGTTGCCCATTTTTTTTTATCGCAATTTGTTTTTTCCGCTTTAAACAAAACCCTCTTACAAATTTCTTCACTGGAATAAGGACCTATTTCGTATTTATCATAACAATAACCTGAGTTATTTTTTTGATAAAAATCAGGACAATCGTTTATATGTGGCGGGTAGACATATGTTTTTTTACTATTCTTTAAAATGTACGCGACCGCTCCCAAAGTTGCTAACAAAATAACAATCATAGAGACAAATATTGTTTTAGTTTGTTCCATTATATTAAAATAATATAATATATTAATGTCTGGCAGAGTAAATATAGAAGGAGGTACACCATTGTTTCTACAAGATAATATTCCAATCGATGATAAAACAAGTTACTTTAACGCAACCAAATACATATTTCAACCGAGTCAATTGACCAATACATATTTCAATAAAGATAATATTGAACACGTACATCAATCCATTAAAAAAAAGGTATACGAAATGTCTCAAAAAAAATATGTAATCGATGACCAAAATATGGATGAATTAAAGGTTATTATGCGAAGTATATTTTTACAATATTCGAATTTTCAATTTCAAGATATACAAGGACAAGTGTCTGAACTAAACGATCGCGCAGTGGATTATGCGTCTCAACAAATATTGGGAGAAATTAGTGGTTATTTAAATTACAAACGAGACGCGTCTAGTATTCATACATTAATGGAACGTCCGACTTATTTGAGTAATGATAATACACTTGAATTAAAGCATTTCTTTTAATTCGGACAATTCTTTTTTCCAAAGGTCTACGTTCGATGTTTTGTTTAATTCATCCAAAAGGTCTTTCTTCTTTTTAAATTGTTCATTTAATGTGTCTACGTTTTCTTTACACACACTATCCATAGGCATTTTAATCAAATAATGATAACTATCATTTAAAGTATCGTATTTTTTCTGTTGTAATAGTTCAACCATTTGACTATTACTCTTTTTACGTAAATCCAACGTATCGTTCAATAACTCATTGATGTATTTACATTTATTACTTAAAATATTCATTTCTTCGCTTAGCATTTTAACCAAATATAATTTCCTCTTTTCATAATAGCCCAATCTTACTTGGATAAAGTCATCACAAATTTCGTGTACTTCATTATAATGAACTAACTTATCAAAAGGGTCAAACAAATTCATATTGTTAATCGACAACGTGGTTGTCAACTTAAATGTTTTTAAGATAGCCTCTTCGTCCATATTTTCTTTTAGAGTTAATTTGAAATAAATGACCGAGTCCGTCGATTGGTCGCTATAATCTTTTAGTTTATTATCGACAATACATTTTTCCAAATGCGTAATATAATCTTCGTTCCAAACGCCGATTGGAAGTTCGGTAATAATAATGGTCTTATTTTGTATGCTATATTTTCCTTTTGTAATAAAACGACGGCTGTCTTCTTTTTCTATTGTCCCAGTAAAGTGTTTATAATATGGAATAAAATCGCGAATATGATTCGGGTCTTCCAATTTTTTTAAAATATAGTCAATCAGTTCTTTTGGATTAAAACACGGAATGTCTGTGCTAAAACCTGTACCAATCCCTTTTGTTCCATTTACTAAAATCATAGGTAAAATAGGTGCGTAAAATACGGGTTCTACCGGAGTTCCATCGTCGTTCAAATAATTTAAAATAACATCATCTTCTTTTTTAAAGATCATTCTGGTGATTTTATTTAATTGGGTAAAAATGTACCTCTCTGACGCACTATCTTTACCACCTTGTAGACGAGTACCAAACTGTCCATTTGGCATTAAAACATTGATATTGTTAGACCCCACAAAAGTTTGAGCCATATTTACAATCGCACCATTGAGACTACTTTCTCCGTGATGATATCCTGAATGTTCAGATACATATCCACTGAATTGCGCTACTTTAATTTCACTGACCAAGTTTTTCTTGAACGCACTATATAAAATTTTACGTTGTGATACTTTTAAACCATCCATTAAATTTGGTATAGACCGGTCGCAATCGTATTTTGAAAAGTGTATCATTTCTTTGTCTACAAAATCGCATACACTAATTTGTAATTGGTTGGTATCTAACACGCCATCGCGATTGTAAGTCGACAACCATTCTTTTCGATGTTCTGATTTTTTTTTGTTGAATACCATATCTATTTTTTCTGTATCTTGTTCTCCCAATAAAATATCCATTGTTTTTTTGTCTTTGAAATATTCTTTGAATTCTTTGCTGGTACTAGTACCCAATCCTTTGTAATATTTAATCGCCCATCCTTTGCCTTCGTTATTTTCTTTTTTCCATAATTCATATTCTTGTTCGTTGTAAAATTGTTTTTTATGGGTTCCTTTGGATGCTTTTAAAATGGGTGTATTCATAAACCCTAGAAACCCGCTAATATCCAATAAAGACGACCACAAACATTCGAATAAATTAATACACAACCCTTTGATATGACTACCATCTAAATCTTGGTCGGTCATAAACAGAATTTTGTTGTATCTTAATTCATCTGTATTTTTATATTTTTTATTGGATTCAAGCCCCATAATCTTTTTTATTTCTATGATTTCTTTATTTTCATTGATTTTTTTAGTAGCTTCACCGCGGACATTCAACAACTTCCCTTTCATTGGATACACACCATATATGTTTCTATCATTCGGACTTAATCCAGACAAAATACCCGCTTTTGCCGAATCCCCTTCACATAAAATCAATGTACACAATTTGGAGTCTTTGGTTCCGGCATAATTGGCGTCTACTAATTTAGGTATTCCGCGAATATTTTTTTGTTTATTACCATCGGTTTTTTTGGAATTATTTTTTTCTTTGATTTTGCTCAATTCGCACGATTGTTCCATAATCCCGAGTTTTGCCAATTTTTCTATAAATTTATCACTTACTACACACGACGAACCAAACTTAGAAGGTGGTGTGTTTAAATAATCTTTGGTTTGACTATCGAACGATGGATTTACGATCGTACAATTCAAAAATATATACATTTGTTCTTTTAAAATAGAAGGTTTGATTTCTATTTTTTTCTTTTTTTCAATATACGCAATTAATTTCTTAATGATTTGTTGAGTTATATAATCAACGTGTTTACCGCCTTTTCCTGTAAAAATACCATTTACAAAAGACACTTGTTTGAATTCTTCGCTTAAACATACACTATAACTCCAACGCTCATTGGGTGCTTCACTTATTTTATCTTGGTCATTGTATAATTCAATATAATGATTAAATGTCTTTACATCTAAAACATTACTATTTAATTTGACTTTTACGTCTTTTGTTGTAATACCAGCAATGTCATATACACGACGATGAAACAAAGAAATCATATCTTGGGATAATCCATTTAAACCAAGACGTTTGTAATCGGGTTTAAACTTTACAATCGTATAAGGTTGTTTAGAACATTTTGTAATAGTGGGTGGATGAATAATATCCAAATTTTGTTCGAATGTTTGTGTATATTTTAATTTTCTCACGTGATCAACGGTTTCAATCATTCCATATGTCGACCAAATCAGTACCAATTTAAATCCGAAACCATTTTTACCGCCAGTAATTTTTTCTTCGTCTTTGTTGTAATTCGTTGATGTACGCAAATGACCAAATACTAATTCTGGGATCCATACATCGTAAGTAGGGTGTTTTTCAACATCGATACCATTGCCATTGTTCGTCATAGTAATCATATCATCACTGATTTCTATATTTATCATATTGACCAAATTTACAGCGGGATTGGTTTCTTTTTGTTGAATCATACGCACCACGTGGTCTCGACAATTGACGATCCCTTCATCAAATAACTTGAATAACCCCGGGTTATAATCCATATGTTTAGATGTAATTTTACCTTCTTCAAACACATACATTGGACCATTGATATTTTCAATCGAACCAATATACGTATCTGGATTATCCAAAATATGTTCTTTGTCCGTTTTCTTTTGGTATTGAGTTGCGAGAGCCATTATTTATAGTTTATGTTATAAACCTAAATCAATTTTTATAAAGTATATATAATAATGGATCTTTCATTTCAACATGAAATCATAGGAAACATAAAACCATATTGGGGATTTTATAAAACTTCAGGTCAGATTATAGGATATAAAGAAGATAATGATATATTCTTTGATACTATTACAGACGCGTTTACTTATTTGTCAAATGAAGATATTTCAAGCGTTACTGGCAATCAATATAACTTTACATTAAGCAATGAGTCGCCCACTTCTTTCAATGTAGAAAATGTGCCGAATGGTCCATTGTTTGCGATATATCAAGATACGTATTACAACATAACGGAAAATAATATTTTTAGTGCTGTAAATAAATGGAGGTATGACTATTTTGACGCACTTGCTTTATATGGTCCCATAAGCGAATGGAAATTGGTAAATGTGTTGAATATGAATGGATTGTTTGAAGATTATAGTGATTTCAACGAAGACATTGGTCAATGGAATACAAGCACGGTAACTAATATGGAATCTATGTTCAAAGGTGCGTCAACATTCAATCAAGATATTGGTCAATGGAATACAAGCATGGTCACTTCGATGGAGTCTATGTTTCAAGATGCGCCAATGTTCAATCAAGACATAAGTGGTTGGATTGTATCTATGGTAAATTCGATGGAGTCTATGTTTCAAAACGCGTCATCATTCAATCAAATGATTGGCGAATGGAACACATTGCGTGTTACATCTATGGATTCAATGTTCAATGGCGCGTCGTCATTCAATCAGTCACTTTACAATTGGAACGACATCGTGTTTATTGAATTAGAAAATGGAGACATATCTTATAACTCTACTATTAAAGATACACAAAATATGTTGAACAATACCACATCATTACAATACCCAATATTGACGGGGTCTGTGAATCAAGCCAATATTTATTACGCGGTTGACCAATTTAAAAACAAAATAAACAAATATAAGAAGTTTGATACTTTGGTATTAAGACGAGACCCCAACGCAGATTATAATAATTTTAATGTTTATGAAATCCAAGTTTGGGTAAATGATACAAATATAATGTATCAAAATGCTGATATTCTTTCAAGTTATTTTGCGGAATGGGAAGTGGATAAGAACGCAGAAATAGAGGAATACAATGATAATTTTGCTTCCAAAGTATATAACAATATTATTGATAATAATGACGGTTCAGGAGCGGTTGGTGGCGGAACTTCTTTGATAATCAATGATATACCACTTACTTTTGTGAATGATATACAGGCAATCGTTTTATACAATAGAAATAATTTTGATTATAAAGCAATAGGCCTTTTATTTGAACTTTACAATAGTAAAGAAGACCCTGATTACCTCAAACCATTCGCAGGAACTACGCCTATTAGCGTTGAAAATAATTTTTATAGGTTTGACTTTCCTTCTTTCAATACTTATACACTTGGAACTTCTACAAGTAGTAGCACAACACAAATAACAAGTAATGCTTTAATAGAAGACGCAGTTATAACTTCTTTTTACAATTATGAATATTATTTCCGACCTATGACGCAATGGGATACACGATTGGTGACAAATATTAGTGAATTATTCCAAGATTTTACAACATTCAATGAAGACATCCGTAATTGGAATGTAGACAACGTTACCAATATGTATGCGTTGTTTCAACGCACAAGTGCATTTAATCAATACATCGGTTTGTGGAATACATCGAAAGTAGAAAATATGGCATTTATGTTTGATGGGGCGTCTAATTTTCAACAAGACATCAGTGGATGGGATGTAACTATGGTGACTTCAATGGAAAGTATGTTTCAAGATAGTTCATTTAATTATCCTCTTAGCAAATGGAATACACAAAATGTAAATAATATGGCGTCTATGTTTCATAATACACCTTTTAATAGTTCTTTTAAAACACTTTTTAATATAATTGTCATTCGTAGTGAAACAAAAACAGAACACATAAATTTAAGAGAATTACAAATATGGGTAAATGGTGTCAATATTTTACCAGATAATACAAATCGCCCCTCCATAACTTCTGGAGCCGTTGGAAATGTAATTGAATTTTTAGATTGGGATAATAAGCAAGTCGTAGGTTCCTTTGAAAAAGATTCTCAACCAGCAAGTAATATCGCAAATAATATAATAGGGGTAAGTTTTGATACACATACATCTAGTTCAACTAGAAATAATGCTTTATATATTCCAATTACACAAGATTTTTTTATAGACGACATACAAACGCTTGTTTTATATAATAGACAAATTAGTATGGACAGAATAAATGGGTTTCAAATAGAATTTTATTATGATACATGGATAGATCCATTGTTAGTTATACCAATACAAACCGCAGAAATGGTTTACAGGTTTGACTTCCCGCTTATAAACACGTATTATGATTTTGTAAATGATGACAGCATTACCCAAATTAAAAATGTATCATCTCCTTATATTGTAGATACAAAATTATGGAATGTGTCTAATGTAACCACGATGGAGTCTATGTTTCAAGACGCATTGGTATTCAACCAACCTATAGATGTATGGAATACTTACAATGTGGAAAATATGGCATTTATCTTCAAAAATGCGTCAGTCTTTCAACAAGACATCAGTATATGGGATGTATCTATGGTCACCTCGATGGAGTCTATGTTTCAAAACGCATTGGTATTCAATCAACCTATTGGTAAATGGATTACGTCCAAAGTAACTTCTATGACAAATATGTTCAACCATGCGTCAGACTTTCAACAAGACATCAGTGGGTGGGATGTATCTATGGTCACCTC